TAATAAATTATAATTAAATGATTTCATATTAAATCTAATATGAATTATTTGATTTTCAATATCATTATTTGATAATATAGCGCATCTATTTATTTTTGTAAATATATCTCTCTCATTCTTTTTCATATTTTTGAAATTTGTAAAATATTTAATCCAATGACTTATAAATTTAGTTTTAATATCTAATAATGTAGTTTCTTTATCATGCATTTTCTCCATATTTAATTTTATTCTAAATACAAAAGGTAATGAATATATATCAACTTTCTGATTATTAATAAAAAATGGATTACTAACTTTATCATCTTTTAATTTATCAGAATTAATATCATAATATATTTCTGCATTTGTAATTAATTCTTTAATTGTTAAATGTGTTAAATATGATGATATTTTATTTACTTTTGATCTGTCATTTAATATTTCTTTATCAAAATATATTGTCATTTGTGGTGTTCTTATATCTCTTGAATAATGTAATAATTCTTCTATTCTTTGTACACCACTTGTTGTATTAGTATTTTTTGATGCCATACCTGATGTATGTTTTGTATTTAATGTCATTTGACTTGTAGGTTCACCTATAGATTGTGCTGTAATTATACCTACCATTTCTCCCGGTTGAACTAATGCTTTTATATAATATAATTTAATTTCATCAAGTAATAATTTAAAATCTTTTTTTGATAATCCATATTTAAAAATACATTTTTTAGGACATAAATAATCATGAATAGATATTTCAAATAAATATTTTAATAACCTATCATCTTTTAATAAATATTTATCAGTTTCTTTTAATCCTGGTAATAATCTAGTTTCAGAACTATTTAATAATTCTTCTAAACAATCTAATATATATTCAGGTGTCATTTCTATATTTACTTTATTTTTAGAATAATCTTGTGTTAAACGGAATAAATTTACAGGTAACATATATTTTTCTTCTAATGTTTTATAATTATTATTTGAAATCATTTGAATTCTTCTTAATTTATCTCTATACTCTTTTATTTTTTTGATATATTTTTTATTTAATTTATCTAAATTATTTATTTTATGTTCTCTTTCTAATTTTATTATTTCTTCTTCTGTAAATCCATATTTTGTTTCTATATCATTATTATTTAATGAAACTAATTCAATTAATAATTCTATTTGATTTGTTTGATCAATACCATTTTCACCATATATATACTGAATAATTACATTTTTTGAATTACGATTTGTATTGTCATATTTAATTGTTAAATCTTCTAAACCTTTAATCAATTGTCGTTGTACATATCCAGTTTTTGCAGTATCTCTAACTTGAATACCATTTGCTAATCCAAAATTAAAAGTTTTTGGTACTGTTAAATCATATACTTTTGGATGATCTTTGATATCAACTAATTTTATTTCACATATTTTATCAAGTATAACATCATTTAATCTTTTTACTTTATTATTAATAATACCTAATCTAGCTTTTAATAATTCTAATTTATTTAATGTTTCTGTTGATATATTTATTGATTTTTTATTGAAATTTTTTATAAAACCTCTTATAAAACTATAAGGTGCTAATATTATATAATCTGGAATTTCTGTTAATTTAATACCTAAAAATAATCCAAATTCATAATCTAATACTATATCATTATATTTATCAATTATAATTGGTGGTTCACTTAATTCACATGTTACAGGTATATAATCTCCTATTTTTATATCAGGTGTTAATACTTCTCTAAACTCATTTATATTATTATCAAAAATTAATAATGATTTAGAATCTGTTACTGTTACTGATTTACCACTAATTGTAATTATTTCATATAATCTTTCTGTAGGATCATGACGTGTTATAGCAGAAATTTCTCCCCAACTAACATTACCATTATAATCCATTGTTGGAATATAACAATTATTTGTTTCTAATAATTCCATTTGTTTTTCTTCAAAATATTCTACTTTATCTTTATTTTCACTCAATAAATTATCTATCCACCTTCCAATTTCAATATATTTAGGATTACCTTCTTCTATTATTATTATTAATGTTTCCCATGTTACTGATTTAATAGCTGTATCAATTAAACCTTCACGTGATGCAATTGCATCATAAAAATATTCATATGATGAAAGACCATCAATATATGATGATTTAATAAATCCTCTTGCTTCAGGTGTATCATCATCTCTATGAAATATTGGTAATGATCTATTTTCTATTTTTTTTTTAATTCTTGATCCTTCTACAGATTTTTGACCAACACATCCCATTAAATGTTGTATATTCATAATATTTCCTCTTGATTTAGAATCAATACAAACAAATAAATTATTATCAGGTCCTAATTTTTTTATTAATATATTTCCAATTTCACTACTAAATGCATTTAATTCAGATGATAAATTCATTTCTACTATTGAACTATTAATTTGTTCAATTTCATTTTCATATTGAGTTAATGTTATATTATATTCTAATATTTTATTACTTATCATTTGTTTAATTTGTTTATCTGTATCATTATCATTAATACAATCTTTTATACTAAATGTAAATCCATGATAACTTAAATATGCTAATGCTAACCTTTGAGAATCATCAATAAATCTTCTAGTTTTATCTGGTCCATATTTATCCCAGATAAAATGTATTATTGAATTTTTTACTTTTGATAATGTACTTTTATCTAATACTCCTATTTTTAATTGTCCATCTATTATTTCTAATACTTTTTTATCATTTTTATAAACTACATTATTAATTCCTTTTGGAATTATGTATGAAAATATTTCATGACCTGTATATATTTTTTTTAATTCAATTTCATTTTTATTATCTGATGAAGTTGTACATAAAAAATTTGCAACATCATAACCTAATATTTTTGTATCTAATTTAGTTAATAAATATGATCCTGCTAATGCATCTTGTACACAACCAATAAGTGGATTTGAATCTTTTGCACCAATAATTTGATATTTTACATTTGCTATTCTTTTTAATTCATTTCTAGCTTGAATTGATTGTGCTAAATGTATATTCATCTCATCTCCCAATAAGATTAAATACCTATACTTTCATATAGGATTGGACTGTATCTTAAGCCATATCAAGTTGATTAAACTATCATTTATGACCAACACCCGTTCAGTCTCTGAATGCATTCCATAATCTTATCATAACGATTTTAGGAACTAACACTGCGGATTGCCAATTTCATTTAAACTTTAATATTAAAATTTAAATTCATCATATTCATTATTACTTTACCTTCGAGTATTATCCGAAGCCATTTAATTATTTCTAATTAAACTTAGTAGAATATGTTTTACGGGTTTCCCGCATCAAGGTGTTTTGCTTTAACATTTTATTGTTAAAACTAGAGGGTATCACGCTTTTCACGCCCCCTGTTTTCGACAGAGATAATTTATCGAAATCTGCATTATAAGGACCTGTTATAGATACATTCATTCTTAATGTAAATATATCATTTCTATCTAATATATGCATTCTATGTCCCATCATAGAAGGTTTATGTAATGTTGGTTGACGATTAAATAATACATAATCACCATTTATAGAATGTCTCTCAACAATATCACCTATATTTAATTTAATTGATTTTTTTCTATATTTTAAATCTATTTTTTGTATGTCTGTTTTTCCATCTTTATAAATAGTTCTAAATACAAAATTAGCACCTGGATAATCATCACGACCATTTTGTACTAATTCTGTTAAATGTTTGATATTAAAAGGTGTTACTTCTTCTGGAATTGTTAATTCCATTGCTATATTTTTTGGAACTCCTACTTCATCAATATTAATATATGGATCTGATGTAATAACAGAACGTGCTGAAAAATCTACTCTTTTACCCATAAGATTACTTCTAACACGTCCTTGTTTTGCTTTAATACGTTCAGATATAGATTTAATTAATCTACCTCCAGTTTTAAATTCAGATTTAGGTAAAGATATATTTTCATTATCAAAATATTGTACTACATGTAATTGTAATAAGTTTATTATATCCTGATTATAAGTTGATAATTCATTTGTTACTACTTCATTTTCCATTTGTTGACGTACTCTTTTATTTGAATTAATTATATCTGCTATTTTTAATGTTAATGAATCCTCCATTGTTGATGATTGCATAAAATCAATTTTAGATGTTGGTCTAATTATAACTGGTGGAATTGGAAAATTTTCAATAATTAAATCTTCTGGTCTTGCTATTTTAGGATTAAATCCAATAAGAAAACAATCAATATCTGATAAATTTCTTAATATATTTTGACAATCACGAGGTGATAATATCTTTGTGGTTTTTTTTATAGTATCTGTTACATCTCCCGTTTTTTCATCAACTGCTTGAGTTCCTATTTCTCTTTCTAAAATTAATTTTATTGATGCTGTGCTTTCTTTTTCTTCTTTTTTAATTGTTCCAACTGGTGTACCACAATTATAACAATAATTTGTATTTTTTATTATATTTTTAATTTCTTTGAATCTACTTTCTGCTTTTTTATTTAACATTTTTTTATATAATACATCTGATTTTTCAACTAATAATTTAGAACATTGTAAACATACACATTGTAAAATAGATTTTAATTGATTTAAAAAACCATAATGAAAAACAGGTTCTGCTAATAATGTATGACCAAAATGTCCAGGACAATCATTATTTAAACCACATGTTAAACAATTTAAATAAATGTCACATGTTCCTAAACGCAAATCAACTAAACCACCTTTTGTTGGTTCATAATTTTGATAAGATTCCGAAATATTAATACCAAATGGATCATTATTAACTGCTGAATATGATTTAATTTCTTTATTTGTAAAAATACAAAATTCTATTTTTTTTATAGGTTTTACATCTTCTGTATAATATTTTGGATCAATTGACATTATTATAAGATAAGAAATAAACCTTTATATAATTTTTTATCAAATTTTTTAATTTAAAATTTTTATTATATTTATTAATAATGGTAGAAAAAATTACAAAAGATTTACTCAATCGTATTACACTTGAAATTAAAAAAGAAGACAATCAACAAATAATAGAAAATGATATAATTAATCCTATTATCTTTAAATTTTTAAACAAATTTTATGTTAAAATATTATTTTCTATTTTTA